CGGAGTAATGTGGTCGTGCCCCAGCTTGATAGCGGCATCATCAATGCCCGCTTTAACATCTACAGCGGCTTATGAGGGTACGCATTCCTTTCGTCGGGCCTAGTGCCACGGCGCGAAGCATCAATGCTGACGTTCAGCGCAGTTTGAATTGCTATGTGGAGATGGACAGCGCCAGCCCACGCGCTCCCATTGCGCTATATGGCACGCCTGGACTGCGAAAGGTTGCCACACTGCCTACGGGTCCGGTAAGAGCCTGCATCACTGAGGGTGGTTATGTGTGGGCTCTGGCTGGCAACACGGTCTATCGGGTGAGTTCTGCTTATGTCGTGACCACGGTAGGCACGATCAGCACCAGCGCGGGTGAAGTTGGCATGGCGTCCAATGGATCAGAAATCATCATTGTGGACGGCGTGGGAGGCTACTTGGTCACGGTGGCGACTGCGACATTGGCGATCATTGCGGACGCTGATTTTCCGGCTGGCGTGAAGCGGGCAACATACCAAGATGGCTATTTTGTGGTGACTGGCGATGGGTCACAGAGCTTTTACATCTCCGGCCTGATCAATGGTGGAGCATGGGATGGGTTGGACTTTGCAAGCGCGGAGGGTTCGCCTGATAACACGGTGGGTGTGATTTCTGATCACCGGGAATTGTGGCTATTCGGCGCTAATTCGGCTGAGGTGTGGGTGAACACTGGAAGCGGTGATTTTCCATTCGAGCGCTCTGGCAACACGTTCATTGAACACGGCTGCGCGGCTGCTGGGTCGATCACCAAGCTCGATAACACAGTGTTCTGGCTCGGTGCAGATGATCGTGGCACGGGCATTGTGTGGCGTGCTGACGGCTACACGCCTTTGCGAATCAGCACACACGCAACCGAGGTGGCGTTCAGCGGGTATACATTGAGTGACGCCCATGGCTGGAGCTATCAGCAAGACGGACACGGCTTTTACGTTCTGCATTTCCCAACCGATGGCAAAACGTGGGTGTATGACGTTGCCACGCAACTTTGGCATGAGCGGGCCTATCGTGAGTCGGGCGGCTCTCTGACGCAATGGCGAGCCAACTGTCACGCCATGTTAGGGGGTTTGCATCTGGTGGGTGACAGTGATGACGGGCGGTTGTATGTGCTTGATACCGAGTGCTACACGGATGATGGAGACGCTATCTTGAGATTGAGGACCACACAGACTCAAGAGCAATTGCAAAACAGGATTTTTTACACTGATTTGCAGGTGGACATGGAAACCGGAATTGGGCTGGCATCAGGGCAAGGCGAAGACCCTCTGTTAATGATGCGCTACAGCAATGACGGTGGCCACACTTGGAGCAACATCAAAACCGCCACGCTGGGTAAGTTGGGTGAATACGGCGCACGCTGCCGGTTTATGCGACTTGGCGCGGGGCGTAATCGAACATGGGAGATCAGCATGACGGACCCGGTTAAATTTGTGGTGCTGGGTGCGGTTGTTGAAGCGCAAACAGGGGTTAACTGATGGCTAAAAATGCCTTACTTGATTTCCTGCAAGGTGCATCAAATAGCGTTGCGGGAAACGTGTCTGCGCCTGTGGATGGTTTGGCATGGTTGCTGCGCAAAGCAGGAATCAATGTTGGAGATGCGCCTTTTGGCGGCTCTGACTGGATGCGCTCCAAAGGCTTAACGGCTGATCCAGAAAACAAACTAGCTGGCATTCTTGGTGAATCATTTGGCGGTGTAGCGCCCATGCTGGCAGCGGTAAAAGCGCCACAAATTGCAAACAGTTTGCTAAAAATGGGAGAAAATGCGGCCATTCCATCAACTCTAAATAAGCAGGCTGGCGTGTTAAGTATTGATCTAAAAAATGAACTGGAGGCAAAGTATCGGCAGATGCTTTCGGATGATCCTTATGGGGTATACGGGGTGCGTGTTTTTAGCCCCAATCAAAAATCTGACATTGGTACGAAATTAACAAGGTCAAGCAATTGGGTTGACGGCGTTCCAAAATCAACAAAGTTGCCTGGAACGGCTGTTTTTGAATTACGGCCACGAGACGCAGAGAAGGCTATTGGTGCCGCACTCAGATACAACCTAGGCGAACAAGGTATGAAGGTCGGGTTAGTCCGGGGTGATGAATTAGCGCCACATCGGATGCCGGAGGCATTCTCAGCACTCATCAAATCGCCAGTTGTTCAGCATATTTACGACTGGCCAACTGATTTATAGGCTGCACATGCAATACCAATCACTTCATCAAACAGAAAACACCTTCGGGTGTTTTTTTACGTCCAAATGACCACCCTAGCCCCACTCCCTGCCCGCATCCGGTTCACAAACACTGACGGCACGCTCACGCCAGAGGCTTATCGCCAATGGCAAGTGCTGTTTACCCGTGTTGGCGGCACATTGGGTGACAACGGCACCGACATCTTCGCGGACTTGACGGGCGGCGGCTCACAAGATGCATCCATCACCGACACAGTGACCCAGCCCGGTACGCCGGATGACACGCACGACTCGATAAACCAATCGGCAAGCACAGAGCATCAAGCCTTGTCGGACGTACTTCAAGCCGCAGTACTCGAAATGCTCACGCCTGACGTAGTGCAGCCATCGGCCATTGGCTACAACGGCACCATTACCACGGCGCTTCTGGTGGGCAAAACCATCATGATTCAAAACGGCATCATCACAGGATTTCAATAATGCAAAGACTCCCTAAACGCTTGGTAGATGGCTCGCAACTGACAGCCAGCGCGGCCACTTACTACACGGCACCAGCCAACACACTGACAACCATCTCGGCTTGCACACTGACCAACACCACGGCAGGCGCGGTCACAGCCACTCTGCATCTGGTGCCCAGCGGCGGGGCAGCAAGCGTCTCCAACTGCATTCTGTCGGCTCGCACCATCTCGGCGGGTGAATCTTTCAATGTCGGCTCGGCCATTGGGCAGACATTGGCGGCAGGCGGCACGTTGCAAGCGCTGGCGGGTAGCGCAACGAGTATTGCGCTGGTGGCGAGCGGGTACGAGTCCACTTGATGCAAGTCACCTACGGGCCTGAGTTTGGAATTGCCAAGCCTGAGACTATGCGGGAAAAGGTGGAGCATCTGCAAAGCCAGATTTCACAATTCCCTCAGTATGAGCCAAAGACCACACACACATTCCACGGCGGCATGTACTGCCGCCAAGTGTGGCGTGATGCTGATGTGACGATTGTCGGCAAGGTTCACAAGAAAGAGCACTTTTATTTTGTGGTATCTGGCACCATCATTGTCACTACTGATGAAGGGGTGCAAACCATCACAGGCCCGCATTTGCTGTGCAGCAAACCCGGAACAAAGCGTGCTGTTTACAGTGTGACAGAGGCTCTGTGCGTGACCTTTCACCGGCTGGATTCGACCACGGTTGAAGATGCTGAATCTGAACTTGTCGAAGATGACCCTAAGTCGATGTTTGGGGTTGGAAACACAGTCAAACAACAATCCATTGAGGTGACATCATGAGTTTTATTGCAGCAGCTTTAATCGGCGGCGGGGCGGCGCTGTTGGGTGGTGCCATGGCATCAGGGGCAGCAAGTGATGCGGCTGGTGCACAAGCAGACGCAGCCAACAACGCCAGCGCGAATAGCCTTGTCGCATCACGCGAATCTAACGCCTTGCAGAAGGAAATGTTCGACAAGCAAATCGAACTGAACGCACCTTTCCGTGATGCGGGTTTGACAGGTCAGAACCGACTGATGGAAATGCTTGGATTGGGTGGCGACAAAACCGCTCAAGGCTACGGATCGGCTTCCAAGAATTTCAGCATGAGCGATTTTCAGGAAGACCCCGGCTATCAGTTTCGACTACAACAAGGCCAGCAGGCTTTAGAGCGCAGCGCGGCGGCTCGCGGTGGCTTGCTGAGTGGACGCGCAGCCAAGGACATGACAAGCTACGCACAAGGCGCGGCAAGTCAGGAATATGGCAACGCTTTCAATCGCTTTCAAACAAACCGCAGCAGCCAACTTAACCCACTGCAAAGCCTTGCTGGGATGTCGCAAACGGCATCAGGCACGATGAGTAATGCCGCGGGTGCTTATGGTGCCAACGTGGGTAATAACCTTACCAGCACAGCCAACACAATAGGACAGAACACGATGGGTGCAGGCAATGCGCGGGCATCTGGCTATGTGGGAAGCGCTAACGCATGGGGCGGCGCACTCGGCCAAGCAGCTTCAGGCTATCAGCAAAGCCAGATGATGAATCAGCTATTCAAGCCAGCGTCATCGGGCTATAGCGGCGTATCTGGGTATTCTCCTGGTGCTGATCCATTGGGCAGCATGATTTCATCGAACGGGTGGTAACAAATGGGCATTGATTCCTCTATCGCCATGGGTGTTCGGCCTGTGCAAATTGAGTCCCCAATGAATGCATTGGCTCAAATGATGCAGATCAAACAGTCTCAGCAAGCCAACCAACTCAACACCATGAAAATGGACGAGTACCAGCGCGGGGTGGGTGAAACCAATCGCCTGAACTCTCTGTATTCTGGGGCTATTGGTACAGATGGAAAGATTGACAGAGTGAAGCTGATCACGGGAGCAGCATCTCAGAATCTTGGCTCCAAAATACCGGGCTTGCAAAAAGGCTTTTTGGAAACGGATGAGTCGCAAGGCAAGGTGGACAAGCAAAAAAGCGAATTGATTGACGCTAGCCTGAAGCGATCACGGGGCTTTCTGGATACCGTCAAGACGCCAGAAGACTATTTGGCATGGCATGAGGCCAATCATCTTGATCCTGTGCTTGGCCCTGTGCTTGGGGCGCGTGGCATCACGGCAGCGTCTGCCCGTGCGTCGATCACTGAGGCGCTGCAAAAACCGGGCGGGTTTCAAGACCTGTTGAATCGATCAGCCATGGGGATTGAGAAATTCTCAGAGATGAATAAGCCATCGGTGCATGTGCAGAATCTGGGCGGCTCCAGCCAAGTTATATCCACTCCCGGCATGGGTGGTGCGCCTACGGTGTTGAGCAATTCACCCATCACCCAAAGCGCGGACAGTGTAGCCAGCAATGCTCAGTCAAACACCAATTCACTGCGAGTTGACGCACGCAGCCGCGATGCAACATCGGCAACACTGAGCAAGCCATTCGAGGTGACTGGTCCTGATGGCGTGCCTGTGCTTGTACAGCAAAGCAAGGACGGCAAGATCACGCCGGTTACGGGGTACAGCCCAAAAACAGCGGCAGACAAGCCCATGAACGAGGGTCAAAGCAAAGCGGCGTTGTTTGGGTCGCGCATGAAGGCGTCTCACGAGGTTCTAGCCTCGCTTGCTGAGGACGGCACAACAACATCCACCCCAGGCTCACGCACTGGATTCGGCGTTGGCGCGGTGCTTAACACGATGTCATCGGCAAAGCAGCAGCAATTGAATCAGGCCAAGCGGGATTTTGTAAACGCTGTGTTGCGGCGCGAATCCGGGGCGGCAATTGCTGAGTCGGAGTTTTCTAACGCTGACTCTCAATATTTCCCGCAAGTAGGCGACGCGCCAGAAGTGAAAAAGCAAAAAAGCAATAACCGTGAGCTTGCCATTCGTGGCATTCTTGCGGAGGTGCCAAAGTCACACAGGGGCGTGCTTGATGAGATTGCGGGCAAGCCTGCCACGCCAGCGGGAAATCCGCAAGATGCGCAGGCGCTGCAATGGGCAAACGCAAACCCAAATGATCCACGCTCAGCGCAAATCAAGAAACGATTGGGGCAATAAACATGGCAGCATTTGATCCTGATGAATATTTGGCTGCGCCCACGCCAAAAGCTGCTGCATTTAACCCGGATGCTTATTTGGCGACTCCGAGTGGGAAAAGTTCGGACTACAAGGCTGGCAAACAAGCTCCGGGGGCGTTGCAGGGCTTGTTGTCTGTCATGAATGGCCCTCTGCTTGGGTTTGGTGACGAGGTGGCTGGTGCGGTTGGTGGCGCTTATGACTCAGTTGTTAAGGGCGGTAGTCTGTCGGACAACTACCTTGCAAACCGAGACTATGCACGCGGCGCACAAGACAACCAGAAAGAAGTTAACCCATGGACTACCGGGTTGACACAAGTTGCAGCGTCAGCGCCGCTTGGCGTCTTGAAGTTGTTTGGCGCAGCTGCTCCGGTTGCGGGTGCCGTCGCCAAGCCCATGAACATGCTTCAAAAAATGCTGCAAGCGGGCGGGGTTGGTGCT